GAACCCACTCATTACTGATTATACGGATGATCCAGATCGCGCCCCAGCTGCGTTTTACCCCACTGTTCGCGAGGAGATTGGTGAGATTTGGGACGAGATTCACCCACACATTCGTCAGAAGGATGCCATGAGAAACTTTTACACTGTTCCAGGCAACACATTCCCCAATGATCAGACTGCGTTTGCACAGGCTGCCTACGGTGTCCCCTTTTCACCACAGTGTCATGACACCCCCATGGCGTGTGACCCTGACCGCATGCCATACGGCAGAGGCCAGGAACAGTTCCAGATGCGCGCAGGCTCGGGGGGTTCTGCACGCTAAAAAAGTATATGCTCATATTAATATGTCTCTTCAGGCAGGACTCCGGTCACTCGAGCCAACTGGCACTCTTCTCCCACTCATCATTGACATTGTGAATGTCGATGATGCTCTGCGTCCAGTAGATACAACCGGCTTCAAGAAGTTTACCAGCGAGCAGCCATACGATTTTCCCAACTTTTATGTCGACGCCCCAGTTCGCGTCTGGACACAGGATCCTATCAGCACAACCGCTGAATACCAGAACAACGATTTTATGCGCAGATACCTGTAGAACTAAAAAACTTCTGTGATAGAAGTAATGGATCCACTACCTCTTCTTGCGATAGTTGGATTGATATTCGCAGGCAAACAGCTCAGCACTAAGGAGAAGTACACCGGTAACCCAGCTGATACCGGTAGCATCACCAATGAGGCTGACCTCGAGCGTCGCAGTCGCCAGATGTACCACCTTCAATCAAACGATATCGGCGTTGATGGTGGTTCAGCTGTAAAAACAGCAGGGCCAAAAGAGATTTTCTATGGAAGCGGTGTGCCCTATATGAAGAAGGAGATTGTGAGCAACTTTGGCGATCTGAAGCCAGACTCTAACCGTCTCCCATTTGGTCAGCCAGTGTATGACCTGTACAACCGCCAGGGTATCACCAACAAGATGAATAACCTCGCACCAGCCGAGAAGATGCAGGTTGGTCCAGGTTTGGGCGTCGACCCAAGCATCGCAGCTCAGGGTGGCTTCCAGCAGTTTTTCCGTGTCATGCCCACCAACACAAATGAGAATCGCCTTACACAGCTCCCAGGCCGATCGGGTCCACCAGAGTCATTCGTCAAGTCTGCACCACCCGTCCAGGGCGCTCTGACCCAGACCCAGCGCCCAACCAAGGTGTATACTCGCGATCCAATGAGAGGAAAGGCTCACGGCGGCCAGGGTGTCATCGAGGCACCAGAGTTTCGCCCAAGCTTCGTCAAGACTGAAGAGCCGACACTGAAGGATCAGACTGTTGTCCGGGCTGATACTCTCGCCTTTGGTCCAGCTCAGTACCAGAATGTGACGAGCAGAGATGCCCGCGATGTCTCCGGTAACCAGATTCGCCCGGATGACAAGCGCTCGCAGAAGATTGATGGGTTTTTGCCCGGTGGACGTATGAATGTTCGTCAGGATCCTCTCGGTATGAATGGCGCCATTTCGGTTATACGTCAGGATGATATTCAGCTTCCTCTCCCACCACCCGATGGTGGCCGTTTCCAGCAATATGTCGATGCTGAGATGTATTCTACAATGAATGTCAATAAGGGTCATCGTAATCCATACGCTCAGAATCTTGACGTAGCCAAGCGTCAACTGCAAAGTAACCCGATGGCATTTTCAATTTCGAATGTGTAGACACTCTACGAAAAAAACCTCGATAGAAAGTAAATGTCTGGTGGTACAGTCCAGCTTGTTGCAATTGGTGCTCAGGATGTTCATCTCTCAGGGAAGCCCGAGGTTTCATTCTTCCGGTCAAACTATAAGCGTCACACCCACTTTGCTCAGTCAGTTGAGCGTCAGATCATCCAGGGTAGCGTCTCCTCCGGTGCAATGACAAGCATCCGCGTGGAGCGCAAGGGTGACCTCCTCAGCTACATGTATCTGACGGCTAAGGATTCTGACGGCCTTGTGACTGCAGTCGATTGGACTAAGCATATCGACAAGATTGAGATGTACATTGGTGGTCAGCTGATTGACACTCAGGATCAAACTTTCAATACTCTGATTGCACCCGTCTGCATGGGTGACTGCTACTCCAAGCGCTTCCTCGGCACCGCCACTGGCTCAGACGCAAGCTCAGTCCGCACCAACATCATCAACACCTGGTACCCATTCAAGTTCTTCTTCTGCAAGGATTACCAGAGCTCACTGCCACTGGTGGGCCTGCAGTTCCATGACATTGAGTTCCGCATCTACTGGGCCACCCCCAGCGCCAGCTACCAGTACGAGGCCTGGGCCAACTACCTGTACCTCGACAACTCTGAGCGCGAATACTTTGCCAGCACCGATCTGGACCTGCTGATCTGGCAGGTGCAGCGTGTTCTGCTCCCAGCCGACTACAGAGCAGAGCTGGTTTTCAGCCACCCAATCAAGTTTATCGCCTCGAACGTCTCACCATACTCGAGCGGAAGCCAGCAGGTCAAGACGCAGATTAACGGTGTGGATGTGGGTGAGTATCGTGGTCTGCCCCACTGGGTCGAGGTGCCCCAGTACTACCACACTCCATTCGGCTTTTCCAACCCAGCATCTGCCCAGCCAGGTGCACCAGCTCCAGTGTTCATGATTCCATTCTGCCTTGACTCGGCCAAGCTGCAGCCAACTGGCACCCTCAACTTTTCCCGTATCGATTCGTACCGCCTCCTGTCCCTGCTCGGCTCAGGTGTGCCACTGACTGGTACATCAGGCACAACCATCTTCGGCGCCGGCTCCCTGGCCCCAACCCCATACATCTACGCAGTCAACTACAACATCCTGCGCATCCAGAAGGGCCAGGCTGGTCTGCTGTACAGCAACTAAATGTAACATAGTAGTAATGAGCTGGGTCTCCTTGCTCGCACTCATTGTGTTTGTGTTTGTTTTGACGTACAACCCACGTTCAGGAGTGATTAATAATTATATAAATCCCTAGTAGGGATGGAAAAGCATAAAGCAATCGCTATTCCCGTTAGCTTCATTGATGATAAACCTCATTTCTTACTTGTTCATGACAGGCGATACAAGGAGTGGACATTTGTGACTGGTGGGTGTCGGAAACGTGAGGTGTACAACCCTATACGGTGTGCAGTTCGCGAACTCGAGGAGGAAACTCGAGGCATCCTAAACCTGAAGAAGGGGACATACTCCTACTTCAAGTTTGAGACTCTCCAGAGGGAGTTTGATACGGTCGGTGATGACTTTTTAGCCGTATACCACGTCTACATAATCTACATGCCAATTTCGTTTGACGAGCAGAAGAGACTTGTGGGTCGCTTCGAAGAGGAGAAGAAGAAGATGGATCTGAAGCAGATGTGCTTCCGGAAACAATATGACGAGAATGACTTTATGGATTTTGACACGCTCGAGGGGATGCAGAAGCGTCGAGTCTGGCCCATGATTACTCAACACGTGATTCAGAACCCAGAGTTTCATACTGCACTCAACTCGGTAAATCGCCAGACGTTTTCTCTGAAATACTAGAAATGAAGAACAAGGCGTACTTTATAAACCGGCTTGCTCAGCTCAAGGGTCTGAAGCCTGACAGCGAGGAGGTTAAGGAGTGGGCCGATATGAAGATTGTCGACATCTTGATTGAGATTCGGGAGGAGCGGGAAAAGAAAAAGCCAAAGCCAAAGCCAGATTCTGATTCCGACTCGGATGACATTTCAATAATGCGGCGCGTGTTAAAAACTTAAAACGCTATAAAAGTAATGATTAGGCGATGGCAAGTGAGTATCGGGCCAGTTACTCACCTGCTCATGGATGGTGGCATCCTTCTGGTTGATAAGCCAGACGAATTCCATGAAGCATACATCAAAGACTTGGCCGCTGGCAAGAGACTGTACGTGGTCGAGAAGAAGACTGACACATTCAAGTTTTTTGTAGATTTGGATCATCAAGCAGACTACAAGCTTGACTCGGCTCAGATTATTAGTCTCGCCACAAAGATGAACCTTGTGACGAAGCATCGGTGTCTCATAGCTCTGACACCAACCAGGATTGTGTCTGGCAAGATCAAGACTGGGGTGCATTTTCATTGGCCGGACCTACTCGTCACCAAGGCGGATGCAATCAAGCTGCGTAACCAGATTATACTGTCACTCCCTGAAGGCACAGACTGGGACAAGGTGATTGACGCTTCTGTGTACTCTGGGTCTGGTTTGCGGATGATATGGTCACATAAGCGGGAAGGAACCACAGACTTTGAGCCGTATCGTCCATGGAAGACTGTATCGCCTGCAGGTAATGTATCCTCACTTCCACCAGAGCCAGCACTTGATACACTCAAGTTGTTTTCGGTCCGGACCGAGGAGGATCCTACAAAGAATGAGACGCTCAACAAGGATTTTACCAAGCTGGAGGAGCATATCAACAAGTATATGGAGGGTCACTCAACTGCTAGCGTCCTCAGAGTCTTCAAGACTAAATCTGATGTGACGCACTGTGTCCAGACCGACTCGAGGTTCTGCGAGAATATCGGCAAGAGTCACAGACGAAATCACATCTGGTTCAGGATTCGGAGAGGTGTCATCTGCCAAATGTGTCTGGACGATGACTGCAAGGAGTTTGTCGGAAAACCGTATAATCTTCCTCCAAGTATAATAGCAGAACTCCAGGATGGAGATGTGGTTGAAATTGATTCTTGTAATTTTTCTTTTCGTGACGTTTTTTCCATATCAAAGAAGCCTAGATGAGCCCATTGATTCGTATGTCAACCAAGTTCACAAGTTTTCTGGTCTCTCCCCAGATCACTTCTACCTGTTTGTGGATCAGATGCAGATTCTGAAGGCGAATATACGCTCAGACCCAGATGTAGCATCAAAGGCTTTGTACATGGGCCTTGAGAATCTGCGAGAGATTGGGTTGTATACTCAGCGAGCTGATGACATGTACGAAGGGGAGTTGAATGCAATAGCTGACAATCTTGCCAGAACGTGTGAGGATGTCATACAGAGCACTGCACTCGTCAGAGGCGTCCGCTTTCTACCAAGATACTTAAACGATATCATCCCTGAAACTCCAGATGACGCAGACTCGTTCGGGCCGAATTACAAAAAAACCGGACCGCTATGTCCCCGTGGAGCGTGTAGAGGATGATTTCGACTCGGATGACTATGATTCAGACGAGAGTGAGTTGACATCCGAGATTGAGTATTCGGATGAGGAATTGGATGAGGATTCCGAGTCGGATGACTCGTTCGTTGTACCAGATGACGAAGTTAAAAGTGAGCAGGGTGAAGATGATAATGGAGACGATGATGAGTCCGATGACGCGCTTTCCGACACCTCCTCCACCAAGTCCGGAGCCAGACGAGGTGCTCGCACCACAGCCCCACCAGGAGCTCCGGTACAGAATGCCGGAAATCCACTTGCCGCCACCCCCTCCACAACCTCAGGAGCTCCGCTATAGAAAGCCAGTAGCAGTTCCACCACGAAAGACAGTTGTCTTTGATGAGTTTTCAAAGAAGACAATCTTTTTGATTTTTTTAGCTCTTGTTGTAGGTTTTTTCATAGGTCGCTCAATGTCACCAATCCACATCTTCACTACTGGATCATGTACATAGGCGACTTTTCTAGATTCTTTTCAAAACTTTCAAAACCGCCAATTGCACCCACTCGGATTGAACTCATGGGTTCCTGAAGGAAACCCACCCATGGATTCTCTCGCGGCTCGTCGCGGAATATTTCAGATGCAGCTACAAAGTGTGAGCGATCCTCTTGTTGCTGGACCGCTCTGAACACCACCAAAAGTGTAAACATACATATTATCAAAATAATCGCATTCACTGCGAGTTGAACTGCAACCATCTAGTGTATACTGGGAATTAAACTGCCACCTCCTCAGCATTCTCGCTGATTGGCTCCTTATTCTCCTGATCACGCTTGTACTTCTCCTCCGCCTCTACCAGCTCGAGCTCGCGCTCCTTGCGCCGGTTGCTGATAATGTCGAGCACCTTGAGGTCAGCCAGCTGGCGCAGATCGTCATCCGAGCGGTCGGGGAAATCCTTGCGCAGACCATCCAGAAAGTCGGATGGATGAGGCACTGGTGGAACATCTGGCTTGGTGTAATACTTGGAGTTTTCATCCGAGGGGTCGATGTAGGGGTGCTCACCCTCACCCGCCTTGGCCATCAGGTCACGCTTGCGCTTCTCAAACATAGAAGCCGCCTGGCGCTGGTTCTCGCGGTAACCCTGCATAATCTCCTCCAGCTTGTCATTAACATAGTGAGCATCCTCAATGTGATCACGGTCGGGTGGAATCAGCAGCCACTTGCCCATCTCGACAACATAAATGTCAAAGGTGGCATCGTCCTTCTGCAGACGCTTCGCAAAACCCTTGGCATCCTCAGCAGTGCCAAACACTCCCCGAATCTTGACACCAAACTTGTCATTCTTCTGGGGACAATCTGGTCCCACAATGGAAATCAGTGCAAATGCCTGCCCAGTTGGAAGGTTGTAATCGCTCTCAAGAGAACCCATATAGAGATACTGAACTCTATAACTTTAAGTACAAATAAATGGAAGACCTTCGACGCGCACATAACAATGCGAAGCGGTACCTTATCAAGAGCTTGTGCCGGAAGGGTGACAAGGTCCTGGATGTAGGGTGTGGTCGCGGAGGCGACTTGCACAAGTGGAAGTCATGTAAGGTGAAGTTGTGGGGTGTCGACCCAGACCCAGCCTCGATTGAAGAGGCGAAGACTCGGGCCGTTGGGCTAGTCTACGATGCTGAATTCTCGGTTGGTGATGTGACTACAGCTCCCGCAGGTCCGTTTGATATCCTCTGCTACAACTTTTCACTCCAGTACATCTTCGCCTCACAAGACTTGTTGAGTCGGAGCATCCGTGAAATCAGGAATCGCGTCGATGTGGGGGGTGTCTTCATAGGTGTGGTTCCAGACTCGGAGAAGATACTCAGACTCCCCTGCAAGTGGACCGACTCTCTCGGGAATACCATCGAGCGTGGGCCAAGCATAGGCCGGGACTTGGTGGGGGAGATGATTCTCGTCAAGCTCTCAGATGGACCTTACTATGCCAAAGGCGCCATTCCGGAGCCTCTCTGCCACAAGCATATCCTCTTTCAGAACCTGTACGATTATGGGTTTGAGCTTGTGTATTGGGGTGATATGTTACCCAAGACTACTGGTCTAATTTCAGACATTTACTCTCAGTTTATTTTTAAACGCCTAAGGTAGATGAATAAGCTGATTCTGTTTGGCATTCTCATGGCTCTGCTGATATCACACAGGGAACCAGAAGTACTGTCGGCGGTGCGTGAAAAATATGTACTGTTGCGGAGGAAGCTCGCTACAACTGGACAGTTTCCACAACTTCAGCAGGATGTGATTCTGACGGGTATGCAGAAGCAGGGACCCAAAGGCGATGTCGGATACAATGTTAACAAGGGGCATGAGATTTTCCTATGCCTGAAGGGCGACCTCAACTCTGTCATGCATGTTCTTCTCCACGAGCTTGCTCATATGACGGTGACAGAGTATGATCACTCGAGCAAGTTTTGGGAAAATCTGAGAGAGTTGAAGAGGGTTGCTATCGATATGGGTATTTACCAAGGTATAGGCGCAAAGACCTTTTGTGACGGTGAGATTAGAGACTAGTGACGTTTAATAAATAATGCCTCATATCTCCGTATCGTTCCGTGATCCTGATGATGTAATCAAGACTATTGTCCGAAAGACTGGAGATGTACTGATTCTCTCCATCGCGTCAAACTTTATAGTTCATATGTTTTCTACTGCTTGCCGCCAAGGAACTTCTTCGCAAGCATGTAGATGACTGCAGTAAGAGCCAACATGAATGCCTGGCTCATCATCCCCTGGCCAATAACTTGTGGCAGAACTTCTGAAATCTTGTCCTGAACTGGCTTTGAAAATGCAATGACTGCGGCAATGCCGGCAAGTGCCGCCTGCAGCTGGTCATCAGTCAGTCCAAATGGATTCTTGGATGCTGTGGCTACCGACTCGGGAATCTCCTTCTCTGATCGGTAGCTCTCCTTGCGAACACGCTGAACAAGACGCTCGTCAACTGGCATTGTCATCTCCTCGGGCTCAAAATCGGCCGAACCCATGACATCCTGAATAGCTGTAGAGAACTCCATATCTACATTACGGTCATTATTTTTTTCAGATAGACGTGGCTCAGGGACGGGAGGGGGGATAACCTGCTCCTGTTTCTGTGTCTCCCCTTGAGGGCGGGAAGGTTCGATTGGTACGAGTTCAACCATTAGTTTTGCATGTCAAAGTTTTTACTGGGCTCCGCCGCGAAGTCGGAGTACGAGGTGAAGAGTAGACTCTTTTTGTACATTGTAATCAGCTAGGGTGCGATCATCCTCAAGCTGCTTACCAGCAAAAATCAAACGCTGCTGATCTGGCGGGATCCCCTCCTTGTCTTGGATCTTCGCCTTCATATTTGCAATCGTGTCAGAACTATCCACCTCGAGTGTGATAGTCTTTCCAGTCAGAGTCTTTACAAAGATCTGCATCTAATGTAACATCAGCCCACCTTTTTAACTACTATTTTAGGTGTATTCTTCTTCTGGACTTCAGCCATACTTGCTGGGAGCTGAGCGTGACGGGGGTTGTAATTGCTCTGGTGGAACCTCCACATTGCTGGACTACCTATCCGAAAGTTTTTACGTATAGGAGACCTATAAAAGAACACACAATCCTCAATCTTATTTGACTTGCTCGTATTATCGAGCACGAGGCATTCGTAGTTCTCTGT